TCAATGGCTGCAGATCCTAGCAAACCTCTTATACATAGACTTGTTAATACAAGAATATGGTCAGTAGAAGATACATCTAAATGGATTACTGATGAAAATCAAGAAGGCAGTTATGATTATGATTATAAGGAGTTAAAAGATGACTAAAAGCACAGTAAACAAAGCGGGCAACTACACTAAACCTGGTATGAGAAAAAGAATTTTTAACAGGATAAAAGCACAGGCATCACATGGCACAGGGGCTGGACAATGGTCAGCAAGGAAAGCACAGGCTCTAGCTAAAGCATATAAGAAAGCTGGAGGAGGTTATAAGTAATGATTAATTTTATTAAAAAAATTTTAGGTATTAGTGATCTAGAATATAAAGTTAGATTACTTCAAAGACAAAATTACTGGAGAAATAAGTACAAACATGGTTAAAAAAATAAAAAAAGTTGCAAAGGCTTTAAAGAAAGCATCTACTTTGCATAAAAAACAAAGTAAAGTTATTGAAAAACACATTAAACAAATGAAACAAAAAAGTAAATATTAAATTATTTAATGGTTCAATTACTAAAAACTAAGTTTAAAACAGAAGGATTAAATGTAACTAGTACATCTGCTGATGGTAGTGCTGATGTTTTGTATACTGTACCATCTAACTATAGTTCAGAGATAAAATTTTTACACTTAAGTAATGGTGGTAATAGTTCTAAAAAAGCATATGTTCAATTCTACCATGCTGATGACTCTAGTTATTACTATATAGCTAATGGCGTATCTATGTCAGGACATAGTGTACTAGATTTAACTGGGCAGACATACTTTCATTTACATCAAAATGATAAGATAGTTGTATACAAAGAATCTGGAATGACTTTAGATGTAGTTGTATCAATTGAAGAATTTTACAATCCACTAAGGGGATAGTATGGCAGACCCAAAAGTAGGCACAGGTAAAAAACCTAAAGGATCTGGTAGGAGACTCTACACAGATGAGAATCCTAAAGATACTGTTGGTATTAAGTTTGCGACTACTGCTGATGCTCGTAAGACTGTTGCAAAAGTTAAAAAGATATCTAAACCATTTGCAAGGAAAATACAAATCTTAACTGTTGGAGAGCAAAGAGCAAAAGTTATGGGTAAAGATAAAGTAGCAGCAATATTTAAAAAAGGAAAGGAATCTATTAGAAATAGTAGAAAAGTATAATGGCATTAAGTAAAGAACAAAAATCATTAAAGGCATGGTCAAAACAAAAATGGAGAACCAAGTCTGGAAAAAAATCTTCTGTAACAGGAGAAAGATATCTACCAGAAAAAGCAATTAAAGCATTATCTGCTAGAGAATATGCAGCTACAACACAGGCTAAAAGAAAAGGCAAAGCACAAGTCAAACAATTTGTTAAACAACCAAAATCAATAGCTAATAAAGTTAGAAAATATAGGAGAGCATAATGTACGGAATGAAAAACAGAACAGCAACTAAGAAAAAACCTACTGCTATGAAACAAAAGTATAAAGGTTTTTCTAAATTACCAGAGGCAGTACAAAGAAAAATACATAAAAAACTGGCTAAGAAAGTATAATGGCTAAAACACCTGCATGGCAAAGAAAAGAAGGTAAGAATCCATCTGGAGGCTTAAATGCCAAAGGACGTGCATCTTATAATCGTGCAACTGGGGGTAACCTAAAAGCTCCAAGTAAAAAGGTGGGTAATAAAAGGCGTGCATCATTTTGTGCGAGGATGAAAGGCATGAAGAAGAAACTTACTTCTGCTAAAACTGCAAGAGATCCTAATAGTAGAATTAACAAAGCATTAAGGGCTTGGAACTGTTAATATAAAATAAAAAAGGGGAGCCATAAAGACTCCCCACAGCAAGGCAACACGACTAGACACTTAGAGTATTTACTCTGGGTGTCTTTTTTTTTGGACTCTTTGATAAAGTGATCTATCACCCCATCTCTTAATCCAAAACCAGTTACTCAATCTACTAGCATAACCTTCTAATTTATCCATAATATAGTTATGCCAAAAGTAATATCTAAATTTTTTGTATAAGAACTTTAACATCGTCTTGTAACTTTTTACCAACAGCATTAGCATGATTAATTATTGCAGCACACAAATTACCATGATAAGGATAACCCCTAAGTGCTTCTCTTATTTTGCCTACTGGCTTTCCACCATAATCAATTACTATAGCATTATCTTTATTAAGACCAATCTTTAATTCAAATAAGATTCCTGTGTATTTATCTAAATCATTTTTTTCTGGCATCGGTCTCTCCTGTGCTAGGTGTATATGGTGTTAAAGCAGATAAAGTATTCATAATCTTAACTACTTCTCCATAAGGTCTTGACATTAAATATCTCATAATATCCATCAGCTGTTCTGCTGTTACAAGATATGTTTTGGGGGCTGCTTGCTTATCTTTCTCCATCTTTCCTCCTATTAAAATGGTATGTCATCATCTGTAGGATAATGCTTTGTTAATGTTTCTAATTTTTCTTCAGCAGTAGATATAATATCTAGTTGCTTATCCACTTCTTCTACAAACTGCGGGTGCTCTCCAATACCTACAGATTTATCCATGTATACTGATATAGTAGCTTTTGCTATACTTATATCAGCTTCATACTTTTTTCTTAATGCTTCTATAAATAGATCTCTCATTACCATGCTCCTTTAAATTGATAGTATTTATCCTCAACAAAATCTGGGTCATCCAGATAGGGATTGTCTGTTTTAGAAGATTCTTCTCTTGCATCTCTTATAGTTTGATTTAATGTTCTACCATCACGAACACATAGAGATACAAAATCGTCTACTTCTAGTACTGCCTGCTTTACTTTACCCATTACTCAACCTCCTTTATTAATCTATTAAGATACCAATTAGCTTTTCGTAAATCTTCTAATGGCTCTCCCTTAAATTTATATCTTGCAACATATTTCAAAACATTACCTTTTAAATACCCATGGTATTCATCATCTGTCATACAATCTTGTATAACATCAATAGTTTCTTTCTTACCATGTCTATAATGAGAAGGTGAATTTACATTATCATTTGTAAGTTCATTCTCAAATGTTTTATCTACAGTATAATGATCTTCATCCTCTAGAATATATTTATTACCATTATACATAATCTCTCTTTTACTTTCTGCCATATTCTCTCCTAATAGTTTTAATATCAATAGTCTCTATATTATAATTACCATCTCTAACTTCTCTTTTAACTACTAAACCACTCCACCACATATGCTGAGTATCTCTAGCAAAATGCTCTGGGTGTGCAAGATAACAACCTGCAGATAACCCATGAAGTTTTTTACCATTAGGTAAAGTTGATATAGCATAATCTAACAAGTGACTATGACCTACTGTAGCAGAAACTTTGTGTTTTGTCAAGAGAGTTCTACCAATATTTTCTCCAGATATAGCTGACCCCATAATACCAGAAGGGAAATGGTGTGCATAATGTATTCCATCTACAAGTTTAATCTGTTTGTAAGGAACTTCTTTCCAACCATACTCTTTAAACTTAAGATCGCTTATCTTTACAGTGCCATCTAACTCTGGATTCTCATCTACAAATCTATCAATCCTATCTTCATGATTACCATGTAGCATAATTTTTTTAGGTTTATGACTACCTAAACCTTTGTTAAATAAAGCCAATGCTTCATGAGAATGTTCCATGTCTTTTTGATATCTTCTGCCTTCAAATGATTTCTTACCTCTATCATAAGTAGACAAAGAATCCATACTGCAGAAATCACCCATGCATATTACATGTGTAACTTTAAAGTCAGCAGCTAATCTTCCTGCCCATAAGAATCTATCATTGCTTGCTTTGGGTGTGCAATGAGGGTCACCCATAACTAAGTGCGTTGCCATTAGTTTAACTCCTTATCCCGTTTCTTTTTTAAGTATTCAAGAAAGTCAATAACATTAGATTCTTCATCAAACTCAGCCACAGAACTAATGCTTAAGTCTTTTACTTTCTTGTTTTTATCATCAGCAAATCCACGTAGCCCCCACAGAAACGTTGAATGAGGGTCAGTAGTTGCCATCTTTATCATGCCTCTAGCTATTGTAGAGCATAATTCGTATTGCTCGGTACTCATCTTAGACTTGCTGTCCATGACTATACCACATGTAAATCCTTTTTGCCAAGGGCTTATCAATACTTTTATAGTATTAGTTATATCCATTTTACTTTTTTTATTCATACCAATATTTGTCATGATTCTCCTTATTATAATCTATGACTTTATGTTCATATCCTCTTTTCATACTTGTTTTACCAAAATGCTCTGCACTCTTTTCATTATCAAACAAATGATTTGAAAATATTTTATACTCAGTATCTGTTTTCTTTTTATAGACTACAAAATATAAATTCATATTGTAAACATTAAAAGAGTCAATGGT